AATATAAAAAGATAGGAATCACAAAGGTGAAAGTATTAGTTGATACAAACTGTTGTGAAGAATGCACAGAACTAAAGAATACTGAATTCCCAATAGACCAAGTACCAATTCTACCAGTTCACCCAAATTGTAAATGCACATATATGGCAGTGATATAGAAGGAGATAAATTATGATTTTAATTAAAACCATAGCATCAAAGAGACTTATTGCTGAAGTTTATGCAGAAGATGCTGCCAGCTTAGGCACAAAAAGAGGTTAGACTATGTTCAATATAGATAAGAAGAAATTCAACAAGATAATGTTAACTCGAGGCGATAGTGCATCTATATTGGTAGAAATCTATGACCTCGAAGATAAGAAATATGACATTAAGCCAACTGACACTGTAGCATTAAGTGTTTGAGACCCAAAGACAGAAGAAATAGTTATTTCTAAGTTTGCCTCTGAAGACCATTACATTGTTTTTGCTCCAGCAGATACCAAGACATTAAATACAGGACTGTATCAATATGATGTTCAACTTACAACTTCTAATGGAAACATTTATACTGTAGTACCACCAGCTATCTTTGAAATAACAAGTGAGGTTAGCAATTAATGGCACAAGTTAAGAAGTTAGTAGGAGTATTAAGTGTTGCTGGAGAACCTATTAATGGTGGAGGTTCAGGCGAAGTAACTTCTGTTAATGGTAAAACAGGAAATGTAGTACTTAACTATCAAGATGTACAGGCATTATCTGATAGTACAGTAATTCCTGATAAGGTCAGTCAATTAACAAATGATGCAGGATATATTACATCATCAGGATTATCTAGAGTAGCTACTACAGGTGATTATAATGACCTTATCAATAAGCCAACTATCCCAACAGTTCCAACCGATGTCAGTGATTTTAATAACGATGCTGGCTATATCACAGCAGGAATATTTAGTTTTGATTCTACTACCAATGAATTAACCATTACCACGGAGAATTAATATGCCACTTAAATTTAATGGTAATACACCTGAAACAGTAACATTCAACGGAAATGATGTTAAGAAAGTAATATATAACGGAGTAACAGTCTGGGAGAAAGAACCACCTACACCTACTACATATACTGTTACATACAGTGGATTAATTAGAGCCTACTCCCCAAACCGTCTTAGACAATTATTTGTTGAAGGAGTTGGCACATATGAATCAGGGTCGGGACAGGTTCAGCTTATACCTGGTAATTTTATTAGAGTAACAGTACAAGGATATGGTGCTGAAATATATCTAAACAATACCAGGGTAAGAAGAGATACTAGTGGTAATGCCATAGACTATCTTTATACTCCTACAGGAAATGTTACTGTAACAGGTAGTGGTGGACAATATCAAACTCAGGTAGTAAGAATAACAACTTAGGAGGTAAACTAATGGACCAAGAAGAAGTATTAGTTGGTAGGATTTCCATTGCAGGTTTACCTGTATATGTGAATGAATTATACACTGGACCTTATGAGGTGACACCAAAACCTTATGATGTTCAGACTTTACAAACAATTAACAAGACATTACAAAACAATGTAACTGTATTTACTATTCCTTATTATGAAGTTTCAAATACGAGTGGTAAGACATGTTATATAGGTATGGAGGTTAAAATAGATGCCTAATCAATACATTAATAAAGTAATTTATGGTGGAAACACCTTATTAGATTTGACTGCTGATACTGTAACAGCAGATAAAGTATTAAGTAATTTTACAGCACATGATGCTAGTGGTGCTCCAATTACTGGCACCTGTGATTATGATGCAAATACTCAAGATGCTACAGCTTTAGTAGCAGAGGTATTAAATACAAAGACATTCTATGCACAGGGAGTTAAGAAGACAGGTACCATGCCAAACAATGGTGCTGTTGCTGGAGTTATTAGTGGTTTATCACCATACACGATTCCACAAGGCTACCATGATGGTTCAGGAACTGTAAGTATTGACAGTACAGATGTTGCAAAGATTATTCCAGGCAACATTAAGTCTGGTGTTGAGATTTTAGGAGTAACAGGTGAGTATGGTGGAGAAAGTGTAGTTGTACAGGCAAAGACAGTAACTCCAACTGCATCTCAGCAGGTAGTTATCCCTGATAGTGGATACGATTATTTAACGCAGGTAACTGTTAATGCAGTACCTTATGTAGAAACAGATAATGCTGCTGGAGGCAAGACAGCAACAATTTTATAGGAGGTGTAAACTATGCCTAATAACCCTTATGTTAATAAAGTAGTTTACAACAACAATACCTTAATTGATTTAACTGGTGATACTGTTACTGCTGGAGAAGTACTTTCAGGTTCTACATTTCATTTACCTGATGGAAGTTCAACAATCGGAACAATGGATTATAATGGCACAATCACTGGTACAATAAATGGTCTTGTTACTGATACTTACAGTATACCTAGTGGATATACTACAGGTGGAACAGTGACCCTAACTAGCTCAATAGAAGATGCCTTAGCATTAGTGTAGGAGATAAAGATGAGTATTCAAAGTGAAATCATAAGAATAAACACAAATATTGCTAGTGCATATAATGCAGTACAGACAATGGGTGGCACTTTACCTGCCACTCAAAACTCTGCTAATCTTCCTGCTGCAATTGCTACCATTGGTAAGGCTCCTAGCAGTGAATATACTCAACTAGATTATTTATATTCTCCAGGAAGTGGTGCTGCTTACATTGATACAGGAGTTATTGGTGGTGGAACTGTAGGATATGAATTAAAGATAAAGATTACAACAGTATCACGTAATTGGGCTAGATATTATGGTGGTGGACCTGCTGGTTCTGATTTACCACCATACCCAGTACTTATAAGTGACCAAAGTGGAACAGGAAATAAACCAATTACACTTACCTCTGTTGTTAATGGTGCTCAAACACACTACCATAGGTTTTATCCATCTAATAGTTTTCATACTGTTATTGTAAATGGTTCAACAGTTAAGTTTGATGGAAATACGGTTTCTACTTCTGCAATCAATCAGGGTTGAAGTACAGCAAAAACATTCAGATTGTTTACTACTGACTGGGCAGAAGGTGGAGGTGCTTGTTACATTGAATACTGCAAGCTGTATGCAAATGGTACATTAATTAGAGATTATCTTCCAGCAAAGAGAAATTCAGATGGTGTCTTAGGAATGTATGACCAATTAAATGACCAGTTCTATACCAATGGTGGTAGTGGCTCATTCTCTTATGGAAGTGAGGTAGGCCCAATTTATGTTCCACCTGTTGTTCCATCACCGTCATCTTCGTCAGGAAGTATTGCTAACCAGATAGCTAGAATTAACGAAAACATTGCTAATGCTTATTCTGTATTAGAACAGATAGGTAGAACAATGCCTTCATATATGAATAGTGAAAACTTAGAACCAACTATCCTTAATACTCCAGGATATGAAATAAGATTTGAAAACTATGATGGTACATTACTTGATTCAGGTATTTTCTTTTATGGAGAGATGCCTATTTACTCAGGAACTACACCGAGAAAGCCACCAGATGCTACTTATGTCTATACTTTTAATAGTTGGTCACCTATTTTAGCTCCTGTAACAGCAGCTACTACCTATACTGCAACCTTTACCTCTACAGCATGGTCACCTGTTATAACTAATTATGAATATACAGGTGATTGCACTGAAGATGACATTAGAGCTGGTGGTACTGACTACAAACTATTAAAACTTACCTCTGATGGTACCTTAACTTTCAATGGTCCAGTATTAGTTGATATTTGGGCCTGTGGTGGAGGTAGTAGGGGATTAAGAGGTACTGATATAAGTGAATATACAGGTGCAGGTCCTGGTGGTGGAGGAGGATATTGTAGAGAAGAAGATGGCGTCTACATTACCTCAATTGATGTAAAAATTGGTCCAGCCAATGATTCAACGGGTACTATCATCACTGGAGATGCATCCTTAGATGCTGCTGGTTCTAATTCCAGCAGAAATGGTGGCTCTGGTGGTGGAGGAAGCTGGGTAAGACGCTCTGAGTTTCATGGAGCTAATACTAAAGCTGTAGGTGGAAATGGTGACGGTCAATCAAAATATCCATTTAGAGATACTGTTAATTTCGAGCCACATTGTGCAGGTGGTGCAGGTGGTACATTTAATCTTGGCTTTGGTATGGACTACTATAGTGGTGGTAGTGGTGGAAGTAATGGCAGTAATGGTGGTGATGCTTCAACTGGCCCAAATACTACACTACCTTCTGGTGGGTCAAAAGGTGGAGGAAGACCTGGACAAGATGCTACATTCTACGGTGGTGGCGGCGGCGGTTCCAGGGTTGAAAAACAAAGTCCTGATTATCTATACGTTGGTCCTTACGGAAATGGCTACCAGGGTGTTTGTTATGTTAGATATATTCCAATAACAGGTTATGAAGTTAATTGGAAGAACTATGATAATACACTTTTAGAAAGTGACAAATATCTTTATGGTGATACACCTACTTATGATGGACCATTACCAGTTAGAGAACCTGATACTGAAAGATATATCTTTACGGGTTGGACACCAACTGTTGCACCTGTAACTGCTAATCAGAATTACACAGCAATCTATTCAACAAGTAGTAGTGATTTTACAATTACTTATTCAGGATTAACAACTCCAGGTTCTGTATCAAAAGAACGTTCAAACTATATTAAAGTTGGAAACACTTATAATAACTTAAGCAGTGGAACTATGACCTCATCATTAGGAGATACTGTTTCATTCCATCTAGTAACATTTGGTGGAGGTATGATTAACCACGCAGGTATTTACTTTAATGGAACACAAGTTGCTTATCAAAATAGTGTTGGTTATAGAGATGCTGTTGCTGAATATACTATTGATGAATTATGGGCTGATATTACAGTAACAGTCACACATTATGGTAATGGTGATATTAGAATGGACATCAACTACATATAAAAATCAGTGTATTTTATATTATAAAGGGGTACCGAGTAGGTACAACTTTTCTTATTACATAGGAGGGTCATTTTAAATAATGGAACTAGCAGAAAACAAAACAACTGAGGCAGTAGAAAATACTGAATCAACTAACACTGAAAAGACCTATACCCAAGCAGAAGTAGATGCTTTACTTCAGCAGGAAGGTGATAGAAGAGTTTCCAGTGCTTTAAAGAAACAAGAAGCAAAGATGGCTGAAAGGCTAAAAGAAGCACAGAAAGTTGCTGCAATGAATGAGCAACAGAAGTATGAATATGAACTCGAACAAAGAGAAAAGATAGTTGCTGAAAAAGAAAAAGAATTAGCCTTATCAGAAATGAAAAACACTGCTTCAAAGATTTTAAGTGAAAAAGGCATCTCACTTTCATTAGTAGATTTTGTAGTTAATGAAGATGCTGAAGTCACAAACGCAAATATAAACTTATTGGATAAAGCATTCAAACAGTCAGTGAAAGAAGAAGTTGAAAGAAGATTAGCCAGTAAAGTTCCTATGAAGTCTTTGCCTACTGATACAAGTCAGATTACAAAGGAGCAATTCTCTAAATTAAGTATTGCTGAATTAAGTAGGTTAAAGCAGGAACAACCTGAACTGTTTAATGAATTATCCACAAAATAAATTAAACAGAAGGAGAATAAACAAATGTCAAAATATGATGGCTTAAACATCTACCCATTCGACAATGAGGTAGTAGAAGTTAGATTAGAAAACCAGCTTATTACTATGTTAGATTTAGAACAGTTTGCTACACCAGATTATTCTTTATCTGAAAATGCTGGTATGAAGAAGAAGATTAGAAAGTACTCAGGCACAGGCTCTGTCCAGGAAGTTGCTATGGGTGCTGGTAACACACAGACCATGGGTGCTGGCTTCGTTGAAGAAGAATATGAAGTTGGAACAACCCAGGGTAAGGGTCAGTACTATGATGAACAGTTAATGGATGACCCAGCAGTTATCGACAAGTTAGTCCAGTACATGAGCGAAGAAATGATTAATGATGTTCGTAGAAAAATCGTTGCTGAGATGGGCAAGACTTCTCATAAGATTTTTGGTGCTACATTTGGATTCGATGTTGTCAGTGATGCAATTGCTTCATTTCCAAACGAAGGTACAGAAAATGAACAGTTATTCTTATTAATCAACCGTGGTGATTCTTCTCTTTGGAGAAAGGCTCTTGCAGATGACCTCAAGTATGTAGAAGCATTCGTACGTAGAGGATATATTGGCACAGTATGTGGTGTTCCAATGTATTGGTCAGATGCAGTTCCAGCAGGTTGTGCATTCTTAGGTACTCGTGAAGCTGTTACTGAATTCATTAAGAAGGGTGTAGAAGTTGAAAGAGAAAGAGATGCTAACCTCCGTAGAAACGATTTATATATCCGTAAGGTTATGTTAGTTGCTTTAACAAATGATGCTAAGATGATTGAAATCATGGCTGCTGACCCAACAGAAGGCTACAAAGTATTAGCTACTGCACCAGAAGATTGGGCTACAAAGTACAATGATTACTACACATTAGATGTTGTTAATGCTGAGATGGTTAAGAATAACTTCGAAGCCGCACCTGAATTCGTAGCAAATAAGTTCTGGGCTGCAGAAATTTAATAAGATTAATTAACAGGAGGATAACCGATGTTAACAAAGATTAAATTATTATTAGGATTATCCTCAACGGATAACGATGAATTATTATTATTCCTCATTGAAAAAGCCGAAGATGAAGTAAGAAATTACTGTCATACTGACAATATTATAGGATTGGATAATGCTATCTGTGATATGGTAGTTTATCAATACAACCGTATAGGTACAGAAGGGTTAAGCAAAGAGGTATATTCAGGTATTAATTATGACTATGCCTCCGACTACCCTGAATCAATTATTAGACAACTCAAGGCTCATAGAAGACTAGTTGTTTTTTAGAGGTAATATGCCAGCAATTAATAGAGATTGGATTTATGTTACCAAGTTAACCTATACAAATACCCTTGATGAATATGGTCAGAAAAGGCAAGAGGTTCCTGAAGAAAGTGATTTAAAAGTAATTTGGAAATTGTACAATCAGGTAAATGTAAATAATCCAACATTCGTTGATATTGATGTTATCTGTTTAACAAAAGATGATTCAGTAACTAATAAGAATCAAATTGTTAAGGATAATGAAATATATAATGTGATGCAGATTATTCCTGGTAAGTATAATCAATTATTCCTTAAGAAATCGTAATGAAGCTAAATGATTTTGAGGTTAAGTTAAAGAATCTATCAAAGATAAGCCTTAACCTTCCATTAGAAAAGGCATGTTTATTAGTAGAAAATGCTGCTAAAGAAAATGCCCCAGTGTCTACAGGAAACTTAAGAAGAAGTATTACTCATGAAATAAATGGCAATGAAGGAATCATAGGTACTAATGTTGAGTATGCACCTTATGTTGAATTTGGTACAGGCCTATTCGCAACAGATGGAAATGGAAGAGATACTCCCTGGAAATATCAGACGGCAGATGGTCAATGGTATACTACCAAAGGACAGAAACCTCAACCATTTTTAGGACCAGCATTAGAATTAAACAAAGACAAAATATTAGATATTTTTATACAAGCTATACAGGAGGAGCTAAAGAAATAATGTTAGATGTTAAACCAGAAGTATTTGAATCATTAAACACTGTGTTACCAACATACTATGAATTATTCGTAGATAGCAATGTTTCAATCCCCTGTATTACATATTTTGAATATAACAATGTTCAGAATGAAACAGGAGACACAATGGTATATTCCGAGGTAACCTATTGTGTCAAAGTATGGGGTCATTCAATAAAAGATGTATCTGAATACTCAGTACAGGCTGATGCTGTAATGAGAGAAAACGGATATAGAAGAATCAGTTCAACAGAATTAGCAGAGAATGACCTTATCTGTAAAACAACTCTTTATAGAGCCCTCGGATTAGAAACGAAGGAGATTTAATCAATGGCAGGAATATTAACAAAAGGGATTAAGTTTAGTGTTGCTGAATATACAGGTACTACATTAGGTTCTTATACTGAAATCGCCAATTTACAGGAAATCCCATCATTAGGTGGTGCTCCTGAAAAGGTAGATGTAACAACCCTTGCAGATGATTCATTCCATTATATTAATGGATTAAAGGACTATGGTGACTTAGAGTTCACCTTCTTATATGATAATAGTTCAGCTACTTCTAACTATAGAGTATTAAAGAACCTTGAGGGTGATGTTGTTTCAGTTAAGATTGAATTACCAGATACAACAGCATTCGTATTTGATGCTCAGTTAGCAGTATCATTAAATGAAGCAGGTGTAAATGCTGCTTTAACATTCACAGTATCTGCTGCTTTACAGTCAGATATTACAGTTACTAACCCAGCCTAAGAGGTAGAAAACCTACCTCTTTCTGTGGTACTTAATTAAAGGAGACTTATATGGTTGTATTAAAAATAAATGATAAAGATTATTCTCTGAGATTATCAACTAAGAGATGTGTAGAAGCTGAAAAGAAATTAGGAAAGAACCCATTGAATGTATTCATGGAAACATCTGAAACTGCAATACCCAGTATAGGTGAATTAATGATAATACTTCATGAGTGTTTATTAGACCTTAACCACAATTTAAAAATTGAAGATGTTTATAATCTTTATGATGAGTGGTGCCATGAGGATGGTAATCTCATGAAATTATTAGAGGTCTTAGTAGAAGTTTTCCAGGATGCAGGGTTTATTCCTAAGGAGAATACAGAAGATACAAAAAACTAGTAGATGAGGGTACTCCACCCTCATTAACTGACTTAATTGAAAACAATTTACTACCTTCTGCTATTAAATGTGGAATTAAGATATTTGATTTCTGGGACATGACTCTAAAGGAAGTTCAGTTAGTTATTGAATGTGATAATGAAATGAAGAAGCAAGAGTTAGAAGTTAAGAAACATCAGATATATGATGATTCCTATTTAACAGCATTATTTGTAGGTTGTATTTTGAATGGAAAGACCATTCCAAGTTTTTCTGAAATCTTCCCTGATACTAAGTCAGACACTAAGTCAGTTACATCAACACTAGATAATAATACGTTGATGATTAAAGAAAAATTACTTGATTTTGCTAATAAAGCAAATAAGAGAAGAAAATAGGGGGACTATATGCCAGAAACAGAAAAACTAAATGTTAAGATTACTGGTGATGCTAGTGAGCTAGAAAAAGAGTCCAATAAGGCACTAAGTGCCATAAGTAGAGTAAAGGCAGCAGCGATGTCTATTAAAAACGCCATAACCTCTGCATTTTCTTCAGAAGTTGACACCTCTTCAGTAAATCAATATGAAAAAAGACTTGCTTATCTGCAACAGAGGATAGAGGAAATTAAATACCAATTATCCCAGGCAGATGAAGGATTTGAAGTTGGTGATACTGCTAAACTCGAAGCTGAATTAGAGAAGTTACAAGAACAATTCAGTAATTTATCTTCAAAGTCTGATAAAACAAAAGAAGACATAGATGAAGACCTAGAAGAGATTGCTGAAAAGGTTCGTGAAGTAAATCATCGTTCAAAGAGCATGTTCAGTGGTATTAACACTTCTGGTATAAAGAAAGCAGCAATGGCCTTGATGGGAATAAGAACGGTCTATTCTGCTATTAGAAAAGCCATGAACACCTATATTTCTCAGAATGATACTTTGAGGGCTAAGTTAGATGGTATCTGATATGCACTAGGTTCCATGCTTGCTCCTATACTTGAAAAGATAGTTGGTTTCGCTGCAACTATAGTTGGTTACATAGATTCATTCGCAAAGAGATTAGGCTTTGCTGGAATACAGTTTAAGTCAATCAATAAATCTGCGAAGAAGACATTACAATTAATTTCAGGATTTGATGAATTAAATGTATTAAGTAGTCAGTCTTCAGGTAGTTCAGGGTCTGAGATGATTAATCCATTAGAAGACTTTAAACCTATTGACCTCAGCGGAGTAGAAGAGAAGTTCAGAGAATTCGGTGAAAAAGTAAAACAGATACTTGATGAGATATTCAATACCATAGGTAATATAGACTGGTTTGATTTAGGCCAGAAGGTATGGGACTGGATTGCTGCAGTTGACTGGGGTGGAATAATGGCCAGCCTATCTCAATTGCTCGGTGGAATCTTTGGTGCCATGGGTTCATTATTAGCAGGATTCTTTAAAGATGGATGGGACAAGGTTGTTCAGTGGTGGTATTCAAATGCTATCCAGGATGGCAAGTTCACAATGGAAGGTTTCTTATTAGGAATCTGGGAAGTCTTTAAGAATATTGGTAAATGGATTAATGAACATATCTTCCAGCCATTCATCAATGGATTTAAGAAGTTATTTAAGATAGGTAGTCCTTCTAAGGTAATGCAAGACCTTGGAACAGATATTGTTAATGGTTTATTCCTTGGGTTATCTACTCTCTGGAAGACAGTTAAACAAATCTTTGTTGAGATGAAGGAAAATATTAAACTTCTAGTCTCACAGACAATAGCTAACTTAAAAGATTTCTATAATCAGTTCCTTGAAACTCTTAAGAATTTATTTACTAAGGTAAGTAATTACATTAAAGATACCTCTGCTGCATTTGTTGAAAAGGTAAGAGACTTATTTACAAAGATAGGTGAATTCTTATCTAACACAATGAGCAACTTTATTGAATCAATAAAGAATGTATTAGAGAGTGTCAAGAGTGCTATTGAAAACTGGAAGAATAACTTTACAAACGGTATTTCTACAATGTTTGAAACCTGTAAGAATACTGCTAAGGGATTCTGGGATAATTTAATGGATGGAGCAAGAACTGCTTGGGATAGCATTAAGAATGTATTCTCAAGTGTTACTGACTGGTTTAGAAATACCTTCAGCAGAGCCTGGGAAGCTGTCAAGGCAGTATTTAGTTCAGGCAGTGAGGTATTCTCAGGAATTAAAGAAGGTATAGATGAGACCTTTAAGAAGGTAGTTAACTCATTGATTACTGGTATCAACTCAGTCATCTCATGGCCATTCAACAAAATTAATAAGATGTTGAACTGGATAAAGGAAATTGAAATATTAGGTTTCTATCCATTCTGGGATTTATGGGGATATAACCCAGTCTGGGTACCTAGCATTCCTTACCTAGCAAAAGGTGGAGTTATTAATTCACCGACAATGGCGATGATGGGTGAATATCCTGGAGCAGGAAACAACCCTGAAATTGTTACTCCACAAAATTTATTAAAAGAAATCATCTCTGCTGGTAATACAGAATTAGCCAATGTTTATATCCAAGTTGGTAGACAAATCATTTCAGCAATTGAAGGTGTCGATTTAGAAGTCAACATTGGTGATGATACAATTGCTAAATCTGCAGCAAGAGGTAACAAAGCATATTATTTAAGAACTGGACAACAGTTAATTTAGGAGGTTTAGATGGCATTAACAAGCAAAGGACATTTCAAAATTGGGAATGCAGAATTTTTAGCTAAATCAATTAAGCCTTCATTTGATTCACTAGCATCAGAAAACTCAGGTAGAACTGATGATGGTATTATGCATATTTATTGGGTAAAAAGAGCCCTTAGAAAATGGGATATAGAGATGCCTCCATGCACAAGTAGTGAGGCATCTGCTATCCTATCATTAGTTCAGGGTAAAGATTACAATATTACCATTTGAGATATTAAGTCTAACTCAGAACAGACCGTTCATGTATACACTTCTAATTCAAATGCTGAATGTTACAGTGGTGTAATTATGAATGGTTTATACCAGGGATTAAGTTTTAGTGCGATAGAATTGGGGGATTAGTAAATGAGCAATAGTCTAGTTTTTACTAACCCCTCACGCACTATTGGTGATTCCAATTTGTTTGGTGGGGTTACATATAATCACAATGTAAACTCAGAACAAGATTTAACAATAGGTACTGTAGCAAGTGCTGAAATATCATTTGTTACAGATGTATTAAATTCCAGTGCTGTAGGTACCTCCTGTAATTATTACAGAGGAAATACCCTCGTTGGAAAATTTAATGTTACTCAGGTAGTCAAGGCAAAGACAAATTATAAAGTTATTGCTTATGATAACCTTTCAAAATTTGATATAAATATAGATTCATGGTGGGAAAGTTTAAACTTCCCAATCACTCTACAAAATTTATTTAGTTCTCTATGTACTTATTGTGGTTGTAGTTCTTATGGAACAATCACTAATAGCACTATGAGTATAACGAAAAACTTTGTTTCTCAGAATGTTTCAGGTAAACAAATACTGAACTATATTGCTCAGGCAGCTGGTGGATATGCTTACGCAGATAGTAATGGAAGAATCAGAATAAAGGGATTTACTACTAACAGATATGTTTTAGATAATACTAAATATGCTAAGTTAGAATACGCTGATTATACAGCTCCAGTCATTGATAAGATATGGATTGGAATGGAAGATGATGATGCTGGTTATTCATACGGTACAGGAAATAATGTTCTTAGGTTATTATATAACCCATTATTCTTTGTAAGTGATATATCACAATATCAAACTCAGATACAGAACATTTATAACAAAGTTCATGCCTATAGTTATATTCCGATGAGGATAGAATTATACCAAGACTTTGGTATTCAGGCAGGAGATATCATCACTGTTAATAATATGACTACATTGGTCATGTCTAAAGAAATAACAAATACTGGAGTAGTGTTTGAAAGTACAGGAAACTACAAGAGAATAGATAATGTTGATATTACCTCTAGTCAAATTAACGCATTAAGAGGTAAATACAATTTATTAAGCAGAACAGTCGATGAGACAGTTAATACAGTAGGTGACCTTGAAGAAGGATTAGAGACAACGGTCAGAATTAAACCTGATGGGGTAACAATTGCTGATGCTGAGGGAAATACTGTTGTAATAACAGGTACTTGTGTTGATGCTGCTACAATTAATGCTAATAATCTTAATATGACAGGTGTTGTTACATGGCAAGACCTAAGTACTACAGCACAGGAAGAAATAGATAGAAGGATTGCTAAGTCTGCAACATATAAACAAAGTACAGTTCCATCTAATCCAGTAGAGGGTGATAGTTGGTACGTAACAGGTGACAATGATATTACTGTTGGTGGTGTTACTTATTATCATCACTACACCTATACCTACAATGGTACTTCCTGGGAACAGTCAGGTGTACCTGCTTATATTAAGTCAACCTACATAGATTTCACTCAGGTACAATCACCAAAATTAATAGGACAAGATATTGATTTACAAGGTGGTACTTTCAGTATAAGAGACCTAACTGGTGTTACTCAGTATGGATATTTAGGATATGGCTCAGGAATGGCATCTTCTACTACAATAGAAAATGGTGTTGTATTAGCTTGTTCAGGTGACACTAACTTAGACTTTGGAGATTATTATGTAATATGCACATCAACTGCCGTAAGATTATGTGCTGGAAGATATGCATTAGTAGTAACAGATAATGGAGTATTCCAACAATATAATGGAGGACAACTAACTCCTATCGGAGTAGCTGTATTTAGTTAATGGATTATTTTACTTTACTCTTTCATTATCGTTCTAATGATAAATATGCTGATATACTCCGTTCTGATACTCCAGTATCATTTCCAAAGGGAACAACAGTTACAATATCTGATTATGCTATTAGTATTGAAAACTTCACTTATAATCATGCTTCTTACGTAGGCACTTATAATACCTCACAGATATCAACTGTTACCGTAACTGGTAATATGCATATTTATATGTTCTATTCCAGGAACGATATCCCATTCTTAACAAACCCGCCTTATACTCAATTCTTACCGTATGAGCAAAGGTATAATTTATATCAAAATGAGATAAGGGTTGTAAGAGTATATTCAGGAAATAGTAATGGAGCAATTAATATTGAAGTTTCTATTAATGAAGATGGTAAACCTACTACAGGATATTATTGGTTAACTAATCAATCAGTTGCCTTAAATGCTGTTACAAGAGAACCTGAATCTTATATTGCAAAAGGAACTATAAACCTAGATGGAAGCATAACTAGAGAAGGCAGACCAAGACTTGATGCAAATACTACTTATTGGATATGGATTAGAAATGCTACTTCTGATACCAGGAGTGAGGTTATATTAAAAGCATCAAGTGTCAATACAGGATATTATTATCTTCAGGACAGATTTACCATTGACCCTTATGAATGGGACATAAACAATGCAAAATATGATATGTCATTAAATATGCCAGGTAAGTCCTATTACATATGTCAATTTACACCTCCATGTTATTGGAGAATAAATAGCACGGTATCATTCTCTACAGGCAGTGGTTCATCAAATGTTCCATATGCTTATATATGTACAGATGAACCTGAAATTGATTCAACAGGAACACCTACTAATTATATATACGTAGTTACTTCACAGACAATAGGTAGGTTAAGATATGACCTTACTGCGAATCAAACATATTATTTTGTATTCGTTAATAAACAGACAACTACATTAACACCAACACTAAGTTTGTACCATACTGTTTTCTATACCTCTTCAAGTAATAATAGGAACCTATATGTTAATAGAGATGCTGACAACACATGTGTTTCATGTGATTTCTATTTATCAGAAGGTCTCCTTGGTACAACTGTTGGTTATAAAACTCTTAGCAATACTACAAGTGTTAACTGTGATGCTGGTGAATTATTAACGTTTAGAATATCACCGAAGCCACATGCTGCAGGTGGTAGGTATATATTATCTTCATTAAAGGAAGAGAATTCAAACACAACATTAGGAACAAGTTATTTCTTACAAGTAAATATTCCGACTGTAACAACACAAGGAAATAATTATAACTTTGTTGCTCATTTTACAGAAGATAATCATCCATTTTCCTGGTCTACTCCAAAGGTTTCAGGACAAGAAGTTAATATTTCTGCTTCTGAGTGGAATAGGTTTAGGGAATATGCATTTGATAAATGTGGGTACAGTGATAAATGGTTACCTGTTTCAGCAGGAGATTCAATATCAGCCAATGTATATAATATTGCTGCTGAACATATTGGATTATCCACAAGAGTACAATCAGGTGATGTAATATCAGCAAGTTTAATCAACGCATTAGTTACAAAACTTAATTCAATATAAGGGGTGATAGAATATGGAAAACATAACCTTAGGGCAAATAGCTGGAGCAATAGCAATTATTACTGCTCTATGAGTATTTGCCGACAGAATAACAAAAGGAATTAATGGGGCATTAGATAAGAAGTTAGACCCCATGAAGGAAGATTTAGAAATGTTAAGTAGTGTTACATATGAGATGCTCGACCACTTAGCAACAAATAATAATACAGGTGGCATGAAAGCTGCCTTAGATAAATATGTTCAATATAAAATAAAAACAAAAGGAGATTAGTATGGAAATGAGTGACAAACTGTATAACATCTTAAAGAAGTTATGTACTATTATTATCCCAGCTTCTTGTTCTTTATATTGGGGATTATCTGGAATTTGAGGATGGCCTTATGCTGAACAGATTGTTGGTACAGGCTCAGTAATTTGTACATTCATTGGTGCTATCTTAGGAATATCAACAAAGAGTTTCTGGGATGGTAAACAGATTATTGATTTACAAAAGGGTAAGACAGAAGTAATTGAAGAACCAGAAGATGGTGATTTAGGTAATGGCTAATTTTACAGTCAGGACTACAAAACCCAGTAGAAGTGATAAATACGCAAAGTGTTACATTACCAAAGGTTCAGGTGGTTGGTCAGGTGCTATAAAAGGTTCACCTACCGACTCTGCCTGTGACGTTTTATCCAATTGCGTTGGGTATGTTCAAGGAAGATTCTGTGAAATCGATAATGAAATTACAGGTAATACAGGTAACAAGTATTATTATTTAAACTGTAATGCTGAATACTTCCCTGAAAGAGTAAGGGATGTATATCCTGACCTAAAAATGGGACAAACACCTAAGGCAGGTGCTATTGCTGTATGAGAAGGTGCTGGTAGTTTAGCAGGACATGTAGCAGTAGTAGAAAGAGTAAATACTGATGGAAGTATATTAACATCAGAGTCTGCCTATGATGGTAGCCCATTCTATACAAGAATTCGTTATAATTCAAATGGAAGATGGGGTGCAGGCCCTAATTATCCATTTAGAACATTTATTTATAATCCAGCAGTTAAGGAGGGACCCGATATTACACCTACAGTTCCAAGAGATGAGACCAAGAATCAGATTAAGGTCTTAGTCGATGATTTAAGAGTACGTACACAGCCTAACTTAAAGGGCGTTATCTTAGGATTCGCTAAAAAGGATGGCATTTATAATTATTACAAAGTATCTTCTGCCGATGGATTGACTTGGTATCAAATTGCTGATGGTGAGTATATTGCCTATGCTAAAGGATGGGCAGAACCATTACCAGCCAAGGACCCAACAGAAGAATTAAAGAAAGAGATAGAAAGTTTAAAAAACCAAGTAGCAACATTAACTTCTAAGATTAATAAAGCAATTGCTGACTTGAAATAATGAATTGCTCTATTTATAATATCTAAGTAACTGCCTTTACAGGCAGACATTGAAAAAACCGTTATATTACCGGCCTTTTCTATATTCTATTTCATGCCGAATTAGCTCAGTCGGTAGAGCATCTCATTCATAATGAGCACTTAACAGATTTAACCTATTTGGATATCTTAAATTAATAAAAACTCCGGTAAATGCTGGGGTTTTTTAATGTTCTCTATATTTTAAAATGGTCATTATTTTAACAGACATGAGTTTCTCAGTTTTATCCTAGCAAGATGCCTTAATCTCCTATAATAAAATTGTAACTAGAATTCTATTCAAGTTATTAAAGGAGGTGCAACAGGATGGAATTAATACTAGTACAGGTTTTGGAGATTAACTCAATATGTGATAGGATGCTTGAGTTAATTGACAGTGACACGTTGGAGGATATCTTAGAAGAACCATTCAATACTTCAGAAGGAGTACTTGGTAATGATGAATTCTTTGAAAGTCCAGTATTATCCAAATGTGATTTTGATTTAGTAGGTAGGTATGCTCATGCATATCTGAGGTTCAAACATGAAGAAGAAATTGCAAAACCTCACGATTGAACAGGCTAAGAATCTGTTTATTCAGAATCAGTTGTCTAAGGGGATATCTGATAAGACAATTAAGAATGCTGAAGATTCTATAGCTAAATTTCTGTTAGTTTTACACATATTTCCAAGTGAACAGATTGACCGTGTAAAGTATATCACGGTACAAGATTTCATTATGAAATTGCAATTAAATTATCAGTCAATTTCAACTAAAAACCTGTATTTATCTCACCTTAGAGTATTTCTCTATTGGTGTATGGACCAGGGATATATGGAGCAGTTCAAAATTAGATTATTAAAAGGGCAGTCCAGGGCCATTAAGTTTTTTACAGAAGAAGTAAATAAACTATTAGTACAACCTAAGAGGGACTGCTCTTTCTATGAGGACAGGACATATACCATCATTATAGCAGTTAGTTTATGGAATGTGTTTAGTCTCATAAAATAATATTGTATAAAAAAAAAATAAAGTTTTTTTAGAAAACAAAAATTTTTTATGTATATTATCTTGAAAGAAAGAAAAGACTATGTCAAAAAGAAAATATAATTTTACAAGAGAAGATTTCGATAGAAATCATATTACCGTTGAGTGAGGAACTGACGGCCAGCCAATTATAAGACAACTATATCAAGTTAATAAGAGAAATAGAGGCCGACAGTGGAGTGAGATTAGAAAACAAAACATTAATATCACTAAACATAAATATGGTGAAGATAGAAAGATAATACTAGTATCAATCAAAATAGATGGTGAAGATGTCGTTTTACCTTTATCTAATATAGTTTGAATTTATTTTAATGGTTCAATAGGTGACAATGATGTTGACCATATTAATGATAACCCACTTGATAACAGGCTGGAAAACCTCCAGATACTAACACATAAAGAAAACCTTCTTAGAAAGTGAAGCCAAAGAAATCAATATACTTGTAGATGGGAGAAAGAATTAAGAGATATGAATAACAAGGAAATGAAGGAAGAATACCGTAAATACATTAAAGAATGTGATGACAAGATAGCAAAGATTTTAGAAGAAAGAGAAGTACTTCGTGAAAAAGTAGCTAAACTTACAGAGGAAAAGAGTTATTTAATTAATCAAAAGAAAATGACTTTTAAAGCCTATTTGGGAAGTAAGGTGAAATAAATAAAATGAAGATATTTATAATATGGTTATTAGGGTGAATAACAGGAACATTCACGGGTGTAATTTTATCAAAACATTTTTAAATTCTTTTTCAGTTTTCAAATTTTTAGTGTATATTATTTTATCAAACAAAAAAGGTTGGCGGACCATATAAAAATAAGTTAGTTCAAGGACTACTGACTTGGTACCGCCATACTAAGTTGGTAGTCCTTTTTACAGTAAAACGTGGAGGAAAGAAGATGGAACAGAGATATTTAGTAGACGTCACGTCTGATGCACACTTAACAGCGATTAATAATAAGCTAAGTTATATTGAGGGAATAGTTTATAATGATATAGCTTATGTTGAAGAACACTTCGGTACTTACATAACCGACAATCACCGATTCTTACACCTGACAGAAGATGAATATAACCTTGCTTTGGCTTCATTAGCAAAAAAGGATTTGATTGTATTATATGAAAACAAAGCTAGCATCAAGAAAATGTCATTTGAAGAATTATCAGAAGACCCACTAATTGCAGCAATGATGGAATATGTTATTAGACACGCTAAATTAGAAGTGAAGAATGACCCACTGGAAAGGTATAAGAATGATAACACTCAAACAAATCTGGGAAGAGATTAAAGATAATAAGTATAAAGAAACTGAGAAAGATGACTTTGAATGAAAGCCAGTAAGAAAAGATATTTTTACTGTGCCTGATTTTGTATTACCTGAAACAAGAAAACAGGAATCACTTAGAACAAAGCTATCTAAAGTGTTAGCCTTCATAGATATGGAGAAGTATCTGAGATTTTCTCAGGGTTGTACGATTATTCCAGTATCTTGTAATAACAAAAGGTTAAAGAGTATTTGTGGTAACTCAAAAGAAGTAAGCCGTTTAATTCAGTTTATGAAACAAATAGGTTTACTAAAAGATGAAGACACCAGCTATCAATTTAACTCAACCATCAGTAATTACAACAAATCTAAAACTTACCAATACTTCTATGATAATGAAATTAAGATAAAAGAATACTGTACTGCTAATAACATTTATATATACAGAGAGAGAAATTATAAAGAGAGAAGTTATATAGATACAGTAGTTGACATATTCGCATTTGAGCCATCACAGGTAAAATTCTCTTCAAAATTACATTTACTGAAACCAACAGGAATGTCAAATCAGAAGTTTGAAGACATACTTACTTCAATACTTTACGATAATTACCCTGAGTTATCTGAATACCAAAAGCTCGCAGACAGAATAAATGATACCTTCTTTCTTGACTATCCTGAATTCCAGGTTAGCTACAGGCCGACATTCACTTGGAGTAAAGGTGATACAGCAGTTCGTAAAATAGGTATTAGAGCTACTAACCAATTAAGTAATGTTGAGACAGAAGAAAGAAAAGAAAAACTCAAAGAATATGGAATGACTCTCAGTAAAGATGTTAAGAGTAGTGTACCAAGATTATCTATGTCATTAACATACGGTTACTGACTACCTGAAGATATTGATTTATATGAACTTATCTGAAATCAATATACTTCTATTAAAGAAAGTGAAGTTAATGAAATAAATATAGATACAGTAGTTGACACATTCGCTGAAACAAGAGAATCTATAAAACATCTGACTTTGCCCGCTTATTTTGATTATGATGATACTCGTTTAGGTAGTCACATCAGAAATCGAATGAATAATAAAGCTGACAAAGATGATGTTTATAATGAAATGAATTATCTGCAACAAGCAGTCAGGAGAATTACAGGAAACTGCTATGATAACGAAATCTTCTATCACGAATCAAACATTTATATGAAAGTGCTGTTCCGTTTATTAGATGAAGGTTACTTAGTATGGCAAGTCTATGATTCTTGGTATGCTAAAGGTGATTCAACTCAAGAAGAATATGAAAAACACGTAACAGAATTAGTTGCTAAAATAGCAAATGAATATTTAGAAGGATTTAGAAATGGTAAACGTTAGTTATATTTGAGCTCCAAAGTTTATAAGCCCATACAATGATAATGAAGTATATTTAGTACCTGCTGTTGAGGACCAGCAAGGTAAAGAAAACAATTATATAGTTGTTTGTTGTTCACCTTCTTATAACGGTTTATATAAATGTCCTGTAAAATTATATAAAGATTTTGATACATGGATGAACAAAAAAAAGAAGTGTTATTATATTCCCATTAGTAAGTGTGAATATGTAAAACCTCTTAAAGAAATAGAAATGTCTACAGTGATAAATAAAATAAAGAAAAATCAACGAAATTGAATGAAATTTCAGAAAAGAAAAAAGATACCTGAGTGGTTTCTTTAATTTTCTATGTATATTATTTTATCCTTAAATATTATACATGCTTTTATTTAAAGATAGTGAGATGTGTTATAAGTCCTAGATGGCGTACTTTCCTTACTGTCTAACGTTTTCCTTATTTATTATATTTTTTGCTTGACTATATATTTTCCTCTACAATAGTCATTTACGGTGTTTAGTAAGAAGAGTACTGATTTTTAGCCACATTTTACAGTACTCTTCTACCTGGGCACTTAAACAAGTAGGAGGTAACAAATGGCAGAGAAATGGCCAATTGATAACTTAACTCCCTATTTGAATTCTCTGTCACCAGAAGAAAAGAGAGATATCTGCAGGAGAGCTGGTAAAGAATCTGTTCGAAAGAAAGCTGAAAAGAAAAAGCTGGCTGACTATTTATTAGCAGTATTACAATCAAAAACAGAAACTGGTGACGTTGCTACTGATGTGGCAATTTCATTAGTAAGAGAAGCAGCAAATGGAAATGTTAGTGCTTTTCAAACAATAAGAGATACAATTGGGGAAAAGGTTCCTGACAATATTAAGTTAGAAACTTCAGGAACAATACATATTACAATCGGTGATGATAATGAATAACGTTGAGTTAACTCTCAAAAAATCGCTATTCAACACCACCTTTTTTGGTTTGTTGCAGGATTATTCTCATCGTTGAGAAGTGTATATGGGTTCTGCAGGTTCAGGCAAATCATATTTTATTACTGAAAAAATAATCATAAGGTGTTGCAGAGAACAAATAAGAGTACTGGTTTGTAGAAGATATGGTACAACAATACGACAGACAGTATTTGAATTGTTTAAAGAGGTACTAAAATCATGGCAAATAATTCCTTATGTGAAGATAAATGAAGGTGACTATAGAATAACTTTCCCGAACGGTTCAATGATTATTTTCACTGGACTAGATGAGGAAACAAAACTATTATCACTAACTAATATTTCTTGTGTTTGGGTAGAAGAAGCATATGAAGTATCAAAAGATTTAGTAGACCAGTTAGACCTTAGAATGAGAGGTCAGGCTGATAATCAACAAATCATATTATCTTTTAACCCCATCTCATCACATTCCTGGTTATATGAATTTGTTAATAATCCACCCAGTTCATATATTTACCATCACTCAACTTATTTAGATAACAAATATTTAAATAAGGAATACATACAATCATTAGAAGAGTTGAAGGTAAGGAATCCACAGAAGGCAAGGATATATTGTGATGGTGAATGAGGAATAGATACTGATGGATTAGTCTTTAAGAATTGGAAGATAGAGCCATTGGATGCTTCTGACCTGGCAAAGAAGTATGAACACAGAGCAGGGATAGACTGGGGTTATAATGACCCTTCAGCCATAGTTGATTCATTTTATGATAGTGCTACAAGGACTATTTATATAACGAATGAGTTTTATAAAACAGGACAAACTCTTCAACAATTATATGAAGCCATAGTTAAAATGCAATTGACTAAAACAAAGATTCAATGTGATAGTGCCGAACCACGAACCATTGATTATTTTAGAAGAAGAAATATATATGCAGTACCTTGTGTAAAAGGTGCTAATTCAGTAGATGCTAGGATAGCATTCCTTCAAAACCATTTAATAGTAGTAGACCCTTCATGTGAGAAGGTCATCATGGAATTGTCAAACTTTTCTTATGAAAAGGATAGAAAGACAGGTAAATATAGTGATGATAAATATACCCATGAGTTTTCTCATGCTATTGATGCGTTAGGTTATGCTTACAGTGATATCTACACAAAAACAAGATTAAAAACAATAGATAAGTCAGTACTAGGATTATAGGAGGCAAGAGATGTTTCTGATAGACAAAAATGCTGAGTTAACTCCTGCTTTTATTGGTAAATGTCTTGCACAGTTCCAAACTGCAGAGATACCTCAACTAAATAGGTTCTGAAAATATTACAAAGGAAGCCAGAAGATAATGCAGAAGAAGGCTACTGATGTTGGTAAGCCTAATAACAAGATTGTTGTTAACTACTGCTATAACATCACCCATAACTATTTGGGTTATTTGACTGGTATTCCGATTAAATATACTAATGAAAACTTCGATGAAGTTATTGATATTCTTAACTATAATGATGTAGCTAATGAAGATAGTGAATTATTAAGACAGGCTCTTATTTTTGGTAGGTCCTTTGAAGTGAACTACATTGATGAAGATGCTAAACAAAGATTTAGAGTACTTGATTCAAGAGAATGTGTACCTATTTATGACAATTCACTTAATAATGACCTGCTATATGTAATTAGATTCTTTAGAGAAGATGTTTTAGACAAACTAAATGAAAACTACATAGTTGAAGTTTATGGCCCTGAAACAATTAAAACGTATCGTAGTGCTCCAGGGTTTATGAGTTTTGAATTAGTTAATGAAGAAGTACATTATTATGGTCAGTGCCCTGTAACAGTATTTAAGTTAAACAGTGATGAAGAAAGTATCTTCGCACAAATCATGACTTTACAAGATGGATATAACCAGTTAGTCAGTGATGAGGTAGATGACTTCGATGCATTCTGTGATGCTTATTTAGTATTAAAAGGTGTTGTTGCTGAGGAAGAAGATTTGATAAATATGAAGAAGAACAAGGTTCTTATGATGGACCCTGATGCTTCAGCAGAGTATTTAACAAAGACAGTTTCTGATATTCAGGTAACAAATATTTTAAATAACTTTAATGAACAGATACATAAGATATCTAATTCACCTGACTTCTCTGATGAAAAATTCATGGCACAATCAGGTATTGCTATGAGGTATAAACTTATCGGATTTGAGAATGCTGCAAGTGCTATAGAATCAAATATGAGAAAAGCATTACAGAGAAGAATTGAATTGATATCATCAATATTAAATATTACAAATGAGGAACAGATGTGGAGAGATGTAACAATTAAATTTACTAGAAATCTCCCTAATACTTTAGTACCTGCTTCTGCTCAAGATATTAATGCTTACAGAGGTTTAGTTTCAGATTATACATTATTAGAACAGATTCCATTTGTTACTAATGTAGATGAAGAAATGAAGAAACTGGCTGATGAAAAGAAAGAAGCTATGGAACTCTATCCATTCAACAATCAAAAAGAAGAAATAGAGGAAGAAGAAGTCAATGAGTAATTACTGGGTTGACAGAGAAGCCAGGCAACGAAAGTATTTATTAAATAGAGGAATCGATAAATTAAATACTGAACTAAAGAAGTGTTACTACAATATTTCCAGGAGAATAATGGTTGAAATGGAAAAGTTATACCTGGAGGTATTAGAAACCACTGATGGACAAATATTAGTCAGTCACTTATATCAATTCAATCGATACTACGAATTACTTAACAAGATAACAGAAGAACTTAGGAAACTAGGTCATCTGCAGACAAATATTTTCAGAAATGCATTTGAAAATATGTACATTAAAAATCAAGCCATAATAGGTGCATCATTTCATTTAAACTCAGAGATTAACTATGATGAAGTAGAAAAAGCAATCAATGATATCTGAGTTAATGATGGTCAGAACTGGTCTGACAGAATATGGAATGATAAGGCAAAACTTACTGAGGAATTAAGAGAAGGATTGATAGACTGTTTAGCAACAGGAGCAAGCCCTGATAAATTAACAAAAAGAATAATGGATTCTTTTGGAGTTAGTTTTCATAATGCTCAAACGTTAGCAAGAACAGAACTAGCACACATACAGAACGCATCAACAATTAATAAATATAAAAAGATAGGAATCACAAAGGTGAAAGTATTAGTTGATACAAACTGTTGTGAAGAATGCACAGAACTAAAGAATACTGAATTCCCAATAGACCAAGTACCAATTCTACCAGTTCACCCAAACTGTAAATGCACATATATGGCAGTGATATAGAAGGAGATAAATTATGATTTTAATTAAAACCACTTATTCAGGTTATGATTTTGATTTAAAGAATAACATAGTATGAGTAGAGTTTGAATTTACTTTAGGTACTAACCCATTTAGAAAAGAACCTGAAGAGTAGGGAGGTTAGACTATGTTCAATATAGATAAGAAGAAATTCAACAAGATAATGTTAACTCGAGGCGATAGTGCATCTATATTGGTAGAAATCTATGACCTCGAAGATAAGAAATATGACATTA